ACCAAGTTCATCTACTGTAGATGCTGATTATGATTCAGTTAATTGGTCTGATTTTACTTCAACAGAAGAAGGTGTCTCAGGAGAAACAGCACCCTTTGCAATTAACAAATTAGCATTCACAACATTATCAACTTGGAAAAGTACTTATGCTGCGGCAGAAGAAACTAACAAAGCTAACTCACAAACATATGGAGTACCAACAAGAGTACTAAGAAGTTCAGATGGAAGACGATTTGGTTTATCTCCTATCCCTAATAAAGTTTATCGAATATATTTCTTTGCTTATGATAGACCTGCTGAATTAGTAGCAGATACAGATAAAGTTTTATTTCCTGAACAATACAAACCAGTTTTACTAGCACGAGCTAGATATTATATTTATCAATTTAAAGATAACATTGCACAATCACAGTTAGCTTTAGATGAATATAAAAAAGGATTACAAAATATGGCTGACCAATTAAATTCACCTCAACCTGAATATATGTCAGACGTTAGATTCACATACTTATACTAAGGAATATTAATGCCTACACAAGGAGCATCAATTACTATACAAGGCGGTTTGGATTTAGTTTCAAGTTCTCATGCTTTATTTAGAACTCCAGGTGCGGCAACAGTTTTACAAAATTTTGAATCTTCTACAACAGGCGGTTATAGAAGAATAAGTGGATTTCAAAAATGGGGTTTAGGTAGTTCAGTAGTTCCAAGTGGAGTAAGTACAGATACAATCCATGGTATTAAAAATTATTATAATGGAGTTTTAGTTGCTCAAGGTACAAATTTATTTTGGAGTAACAATGGAACATCTTATGTACAAATTAATAAAGATACATATGTAACAAAAACAGGAACAGTTAATGTTACCGCAGGTTCAGCAACAGTAACAGGAACTAATACAGTATTTACTTCAGAGTTTGTAATTGGTAATCAAATTAAAATTAATAATATTTCATATAGAGTTCTATCAATAACAAGTAATACAATATTAACTTTAGATTTTACAGTAATTACTGCAGCCTCTAATCAAAGTATAAAAAAAAATGGTTTAGCTTCAGGAAATTTAGCTGCTGCTACAACAATTCCAAGAACAGGACAACAAAATGTTCAGTTTGTTAAATTTGAATCTCAAGGTTCTAATGGAACAATATATTTAGTAGATGGAACAAATAAAGTAGGTGAATTTAAAATTGATTCTGATGGCTACCACTTTGATGAGGTTAATAGAGCTGCTCCTATTGGAGCTTCTTTAATTGAAAAGTATGCAGAAAGATTAATAGTATCAGGACAAACAGCTAATTCAAGTGTTGTTTCTTATAGTTCAAGATTAGAACCTTATAATTTTGAAGGGTCTTCAGCAGGGTCAATAAATGTTGGAGATATAGTAACTGGCATAAAAGTTTTTAGAAATAGCTTAGTTATTTTTTGTAAAAATAGTATTTATGAGTTGACAAACCTTGACTCAACCGCTATACTTAAATCAGTTACAAAAAATATTGGTTGTGTAAGTGGTAACTCAATTCAAGAGATTGGTGGAGATTTAATATTCTTAGCACCTGATGGATTAAGAACAGTTGCTGGTACAGCTAGAATTGATGATGTAGAATTAGGTTCTATTAGTAGAAAAATTCTACCAGTTATAAATGATTTATTAAATACCTTTGCTAGTTATACAATATCTAGTATTGTTATTCGAGAAAGAAGTCAATATAGATTATTTTATTATCAATCAGGTCAAGCTGATTCAGGACAAAAAGGAATTATAGGAACATTTAAATATAATGCAGAAGGCATACCAGCATTTGAATGGAGTCAAACAAAAGGTTTACCAGTAACAGTTTGCACTTCAGATTTAGATAGTTCAGGTACAGAAGTTATTTTTCATGCTGATGAAACAGGTTATATTTATCAACATGATACAGGTAATAGTTTTAATGGTACAAATGTTGTAGCAGAATTTCAAACACCTGATATGGATTATGGAGATAATGGTTTAAGAAAAAGTTTATATAAAGTAAAAGCTAACATAGAACCTGAGGGAACTCAGAATAGTTTAAATTTAAGAATTAGATATGATTTTCAAGATGCAGAAGTTCCGCAACCTGGTAACTTTTCGGTTGGGAATTTAAGTTCAGCTTCATTATTTGGTACAGCAATTTTTGCAAGTTCAACATTTGGGGCAACAACACTACCAAACAAAAGTATATTAGTAACTGGAAGTGGTTTTTCTAATAACTTTAAATTTTTTAGTGATGATACTAATGCACCTTATTCAGTAAATGGAATGTTTGTTTCATTCATAGCAGGAGGAAGAAGATAATATGGCAGGATATACTAGACAGAGTTCTATTAATGATGGCGATACAGTAACCGCATCATTATTTAATAATGAATACAATCAAATTTTAGCAGCCTTTAATAATACTTCAGGACATAAACATGATGGTACAGCTGCTGAAGGACCAGTTATTGGATTAATTGGAGATTCAAATTTAACTACACCTTTAAACAAAATTCTTATAGATTCTGTTAACAATCATTTAGAATTTAATGTTAAAGTTGGTGGTAATTCAGTTAATCAAATTAATATTCAAGATGGTATAATTAAACCTATTGTTACTAATGATATTGATTTAGGTACATCAAGCTTACAATATAAAGATGCTTTCTTTGATGGTACAGTAACTTTAGATGCTTTAACTATTGGTACAGCTACTTCGATTACAGATGTAGATACAGATTTAACTACAGTATCTGCAAGTGATAATACACTTGCTAGTGCGAAAGCAATTAAAACTTATGTTGATGCACAAGTTAGTGGTTCTGATTTAGATTTTGAAGGTGATACTGGTGGTAATCAATCAATTGATTTAGATACTCAAGAACTTACTTTAACTGGTGGTACTGGTATAGATACTACAGGTTCTGCTCAAACAATGACATTTGCAATTGATTCTACAGTTGCAACATTAACAGGTTCTCAAACATTAACAAACAAAACTTTAACTAGCCCAGTTTTAGATACTGGTATTAGTGGTACAGCTTTTAAAGATGAAGATAATATGTCATCTAATTCTGCTATAGCAGTTGCTTCACAACAATCTATTAAAGCATATGTTGATACTCAAGTAGCAACTATACCAACTGGAGATATTACTTCAGTAGTAGCTGGTACTGGTTTAACAGGTGGTGGTATATCAGGAGATGTAACATTAAATGTTGCAGGTGGTACAGGTATTACAGCTAATGCAAATGATATAGCTATTGATGCAACAGTTGCTACTTTAGCTGGTTCACAAACTTTTACTAATAAAGCAGGTAATATATCACAATGGACAAATGATACAGGTTATTTAACTGCAGAAACAGACAATCAAACATTAAGTTTTTCAACACCAACTTTAACAATTAGTAATGGTAATAATGTAAATTTAAGTACATTAACAACTGGTTTAATTACAACAAGTTCAACTGATACATTAACAAATAAAACAATAGATGCAAATGGTACTGGTAATAGTATTACAAATCTTGAAGTTGCAGATTTAGCTTCAGGTGTTCTTGATACAAACTTAACAAGTGTTTCAGCTAGTGATAATACTTTGGCTTCTGCAAAAGCAATTAAAGCTTATGTAGATGGACAAGCTCACTCAGATGTTACAGCTTCTAGTACAACTACATTTACTAATAAAACAATTGATGTAGATGCTACAGGTAACTCCCTTACTAATATAGCTAATGCTAATATTAAAAGTGGTGCTGCTCTTGATACAACTAAAATTGCAGATGGTTCAGTTACAAGTACAGAATTTCAATTTATTAATAGTTTATCATCTAATGCTCAAACACAAATAGATAGTAAACAACCTACAATAGATTCAAGTGCTAGATTAAATGCTAATCTAGTAGGAGATGGTTCAGTAGATAATACTGAATTTGGTTACATCAATGGTGTAACTTCAGCTATACAAACTCAGATAGATGCAAAAGCAACTAATGGATTTGCTGTAGCAATGGCAATAGCTTTATAGTTGTTGACAATAAACAATATAAATGGTATAATTAGGATAATTCTATGGCACAAGATTTCGAAAGATATTTAAAACAAGACATAACTTTAGTTGGTTCTCCAACAGTATTGAGAGCAACAGCTAATTCAGATGATGCTATCATAGGTATTAGATGTGCAAACACTTCTGGTATTGCAGTTAATATTTCTGTCTATGTTAAAAATGGAAGTGACACATATTTTATTATTAAAGATGCACCTATCCCTACAGGTGGTTCTTTAGAATTAATTGATGGTGGCTCTAAAGTTGTATTACAAACTGGTGATTCAGTTGAAGCTTATGCTTCTGCAGGTTCATCTGTTGATATAATTACAAGTGTTGTAGATACTATCTCAGCATAATTTTAAGGAATTAATTAATGGCATACGTTGGTAAGAAACCTGCAGATTCAATAATACAATCTAGCGATATTCAGGATGGGATTATAACATCAGGAAAGTTAGCTGATGATTCTGTAATTGCATCTAAATTAAATACTAATGCTGTAACTACAGATAAGGTAAATGCAGATACTATAACAAATGTTAAAACAGAATTTACGCCTGGATTAATTATTAAAGGTGATGGTTCATCAGCAGATGGAAAGATAGTTTTAAATTGCTCACAAAATACTCATGGTGTTTCATTAGCTGGACCAGCACATTCTGCAGCTCAATCATATAATTTAGTTCTTCCAACATCAGTTGGTACAAATGGACAAGTACTTGCTACTAATGGAAATACCAACAATCAATTAAGTTGGGTAGATGCAGTAGAAGCAAAACCTACAGTTGCGAATGTATCTCAAACTGTAGCACCTGCTACTAATGTTACATTCAATATTACAGGTACAGGTTTTATATCAATACCAATAGTAGAATTTATTAAATCAGACACAGGAGCTATTACAAGAGCTGGTGCTGTAGGATTTACAAGTGCAACATCATTATCAGTAACAGCTAATATAGCTACTGGTGCTTATTATGTAAGAGTAGAAAACAATGATGGTAATGCAGGAAGAAGTACTAATGCAATTATAACTGCAAGTACAGCTCCTACATGGTCAACAGCTTCAGGTTCATTAGGAAGTATTGCTGGTAATTTTTCAGGAGATGTTGTAACAGTAGCCGCTACTTCTGATTCAACAATAACTTATTCAGAAACTACATCTATACTTACTGCTTCAGGACAAGCTAATTGTTCACTTAATTCTTCAACAGGAGTTATAACAACAACAGATTTCGGTGGTAGTTCAATTACACCAACTACATATACTTTTACTTTAAGAGCAACTGATGTAGAAAACCAAACAGCAGATAGAGTATTTACACTAACAAGCACATTTGGTGCAACAGGCTCAGGAGGATTTAATTAATGGCTACAACTTTTTTAACAAAAACTTTATCAGGTTCACCAACAGATAATAATAAATGGACATTTTCTTGTTGGTTTAAAATATCAAAGTTGGCAAACACAAACACTCTTATTTATAGTAATGATGGTGGTACTACTTGGGTAACTGAAGTTGCTATATCTGACGCAGGTAAAATGGTTTTTCAAAATAAAGGTAGTGGTGGCACAACAATGAATCTTACTACAAATAGATTGTTTAGAGATGTTTCGGCTTGGTATCATGTTGTTGCTGTGTTTGATAGTTCAAATTCAACAGAAGCAGATAGACAAATTATATATATTAATGGAGTAAGAGAAACAAGTTTTGCAACAAATAATCCTGCAAGTCTTAATGAAGCATCAACTATTAATGATGGCTATGTTCTTAAAATAGGCAAAGGAAATACATCAGAATATCATGATGGTTCAATGTCTCATATTAATTTTATAGATGGTCAAGCATTAGCTCCAACAGTATTTGGTGAAACAGACAGTACAACTGGTGAATGGAAAATTAAAACATCTCCATCAGTTACATACGGAACTAATGGTTTCTTTATTTTAAAAGATGGTAATTCAGTAACAGACCAATCAGGTAATTCTAATAACTTTACAGTAGCTGCTGGTACACTTACAAATAATAAAGATAATCCTAGTAATAACTTTGCTACTGTAAATGCTTCAGCTCCCGCAACTGGTAATTTAACTTCTCTTAAATATGGCAATTTAGAACTTAAACAACAAAATAATCCTTATGCTTGGCCTGTAACACTATGTGGCCATACAGGTAAATGGTATTGGGAACAAAAAGTATCTGCATTAGGAACTACTGCTGTAGGTATTCTTAAGCAAGATAAGTTTCCACAAAAAGATTCTGTATGGTATCCTTTTGTTCAACCAACAGGTTATGCTTATAAAAATACTGGTAATAAAGGAAACAATAATAATGATTCTAGTTATGGTAATTCTTATACAAGTGGAGATATTTTATCTGTAGCTTTTGACCAAACTAATGGAACTATTTGGTTTGGAAAAAATGGAACTTGGCAAAATAATGCAACTGATACGCAGATAGCTGCTGGTACAACAACTTATGCAGCTTTTTCTAGTATGTCAACTAATGGAGAATTTTATGGTCCATTTATATATGCAGATGGTTCTACAGAAGTAGCTTCTAATTTTGGTAATGGATATTTTGGAATAACTGCTGTAGCTAGTGCAGGAACTAACGCAAGTGGTAATGGAGTATTTGAATATGATGTACCAGCAGGTTATACTGCTTTATCAACAAAAGGATTAAATTTATAATGGCATACACACCAATTAACAAATCGACAGATTATTTTGACACTAAACTTTATGTAGGAAATAGTAATGCAGGAAGTCCAAATGCTCAAACTATAACAGGAGTTGGATTTAAACCTGATTGGAGTTGGATTAAAAATAGAGACGCAGGTTCTAACCATGCTTTATTTAATTCAGTAGGAGGAGTAACTAAATTCGTAAGTTCAAATGATATGTCAGTAGAAGAAACAGTAGCAGATACTTTAACAGCTTTTAACTCTAATGGATTTACTCTTGGAACAGATGTAACACAAGGAGTAGTTAATAATATTAATCAAAATTTTGCTTCTTGGAATTGGAAAGCTGGAACTACATCAGGAATATCTGCTGGTTCACAAAATATTACACCATCTGCTTATTCAATAAATACTACTGCTGGATTTGGAATTTATAAATGGTCAAGAACAGGTGCTTCAACTACAGATTATTTTTCACATGGCTTAGGTGCTACACCAAAAATAGCTATACAAAAACGACTTGATGCTGCACAGGATTGGTATGTTAATACAACAGTTATTGATGGCACAAATGATAATTTACATTTAAATAAAACAGATGCAAAAGAAGATGATAGTACAACTGTTCCTACATCAACAAATTATTATCCTAAATCACCTGAAACTGGAGATTATATAACTTATTTATTTACACCTAAAGTTGGATTTTCAGCTATGGGTTCATATACAGGAAACGGAAATGCTGACGGACCATTTATTCACACAGGATTTAAACCAGCTTGGATTTTAATAAAAAGATATAATGCTGGAGGAAGCTGGAGATTAGTAGACAATAAAAGAATAGGTTATAACAGAAATAATTATTATTTAACTCCAAACACTACTGGTGGTGAGGGTACTGGTTCAACATTGGCTATAGATATGTTTTCTAATGGATTTAAAGTGATAGGAACTGATATTGACCTTAATACAAGTGGTGGACAATACATTTATATGGCTTTCGCAGAAGCACCTTTAGTAGGAAGTAATAACGTACCAGCAACAGCAAGATAATTAATTATGGCTCAAACAAAAATAACATCAGGTGGAATATCAGATAACGCAGTCACAGTTGCAAAACTACCTAATAGTTCTATAACAAATGAGAAGTTAACTAACTCTGCTATTACAGTTAATGGAAGTGCTGTTAGTTTAGGTGGAAGTGTTACAATAGGAGAGACTAAACCAACTATATCATCTATTTCTCCAACAGTTATAGAAAATAATGCAACAGCAGTTACAATAACAGGAACGAATTTTATATCAGTACCTCAAGTAGAAGCAATTAATTCTACAGGTGCTATTATAGCAGCAGACAGTATTACTTATACAAGTGCTACTCAAATAGTTGCAACTTTTACTTTACCAGTAGATGGTACATATTTTTTAAGAGTAGAAAACAATGATGGTAATGCAGTAAGAAGTAGTGCAGCTTTATTAACAGTTAGTGATGCTCCAGCTTGGACAACAGCGGCAGGTTCTATTTAT